CTACTTATTGGTGCAAACCATGACCATGACGAAATCGTAAAAATCTTTAAAGCTGATGTCACAATGGATATTATCAATGAACATTTGAAATCTTACCTGTCCGAAATTGATTGTGCCATTGATTGCTTACAGGATTTATCTGACCGCTTCCATGAGCTACAACAGGAACTAAAAGATGATGGATTCGATCATGAAACTTATGATGTTATTAAACATTACCTAATGGAATATCGAGAAACTTTTGTGACTATTGAGGAAACCGAGTTATGTCAGTAAGCTTTATCTACCAAAACCTAACCTTCTATTATCGTATCGATTCTCACAGCTCCGCCATGGTATTTATCGCTTGGGGGTGTCGTGAGTTACCGATTTCTGGAGAAGCTCACAGCAAAGAGCACATGATGGAAGATATCAAAGGAAAACTCAAACAGTATTACAGGAATAGGAAACCTAACGAATGCAAAGAATGCGGATTGACAAGCCAGAAGTTTGAAGCACAAGATACCTGCCCAGAATGTTTAACCGATGAATAATAACTTAACCGACCCTTCTAAACTTGAAACGCTTGACGATATATCTATCCAGACTTTGATCGATCATTACTTAAAGCTACAGGAACAATTACCTACCAGCTTACGTGTCCGTGATAGGCTCGTGGAGCTACAACAAGAACTACTAAATAGAACTACTACTACTAATGAATAAAGAAAAATACTTAGTCGCTTATATCCTTAAAAATCCAAACAATGATCTAACTCGTAGACATCCTTTATTAAAGCAAAGTCTTGAGTTACAAGATTATTATATAACATACGACACACTAGAGGAAGCTGAAGAAGAATACGAAAACCTTAAACAATGGGACAAATGTTACTCGTGCAACATCTGCAAAGTAATTAAATCAACCGACTACTGAGGCGTGATAACATATCAAATGAGTACCTTAACCTTTTTCTGCATCTGCTTTTTTATACTTGTCGGAATTGCAATCCTTTACCGAGACTAATAAACCTATGAAAGAACTATTACTACAACCCGCTGACATGATTGAAGAATTAATGTACCATATTATGTGGAATGAGTTTGACGGGGAGCTGAACCCAGATCATAAATACTTTCCACTTTACCTGTCCTTGCAACAGCTGTTGGAGGATGAAACACGGAGATTGGAAGAATGAAAACAATAGAAGATTTTAAGCGTAACAAGTCAGGTCATAGAAGTTCAGGCAAGTTTCTAGATCAAGTAGCATTGTACACAGGAAATCCTCCTAAAACTTATAAGATGGGAGCTGCACACCCTTTCGTTCAAGGTTTAGTCTATAGAAATTGGGTTAGAGACAAGGAATTTTGGTGCACACCTGACAATCTTGAGGCTTATGTTGAGAGACAACGAAATTGGAAACAATCAAAAAGAGGTAAACAAAGTGCACATAAGTACAATACTTCAGCGAAGAAAAAAGAAGTGAATGCTAGATACAATAAAACAGATAAAAGCAAAAAATGCCAAACGAGATACAGAGACACTGACTCTAGAAAAATTAGTAGTAGGCGTTATGCTAGCAGGCGAAGAGCTATCATCAAAGATTCCTTAAAGAGCCTGAGTGCAGAGGATGAACTTATTATTAAACATTATTTTGATTGGAGTGTAAGATTGGAGAGTAAGTTAGGTGTAAAGTTTGAGGTGGATCATATAATACCACTAACATCAGGCGGTTACCACCACCCACAAAATTTACAGATAGCACCTAGAGTTTGGAATAGAAGAAAAGGAAACAGAAACACTAACCGCTGGCTACCTAACGGACTATGAGACAATACGATTTACCTAACTACGATGATTGGCTAACCGAACCTTACGATAGACTATATGAAGACATTGACCCTGGACTTGAAGAACATATTAATAACCTCCGTGAAATGGATTATGAGGACGATCAAAGGGACTACTGCGAAGCGTACAAGCTCTCCTTCCTTGAAATCGAGCACCACCTCAAGTAGTGATTTATTCTGGGAGGCGGAGGCTGATATAATACGAACCGATTTACTTGACCGCAAAGATGTACCCTGAAAGACACTTAGTACAAGGCACAGCTAGACATGATTTGGACTACAGCACGATAGATCATAAAGCTATCAACGATGGGTTTCAACAGTTCTGGATGATGACAGAGATTTACGGGTTCGAGCGGAACAAAGACGGGACATACAAGCGAACCGAAGACGGGCGATTGATTGCTATTCGTTCCAATAAACCACGCATGAAACCGAAGGGAAACTTTGATTGGTTTGAGAATCTATGAGTGGACATGTAGCTAAGATGAGGGAGTGGGGACGGACGCAGTATCGTAACCGACAAGCCAAGCTGAGACAGGAGGGAGAGAGTAGTCACACAGCATCGTGCAAGCGTATGTTACAAAGTATGTGTCCGAAGTTAGGGGACAGAGTGAAGCACATCATCGATCAGTTCTCTAGTCCGGGATACACAACACCACTTTACCTGACCTTCGTTATGGATATGTGTCCGTATGAGATAGCTGTTATTGCTTTGCGTACATTCCTTAATAACTTAGACAACCACTTAGCTATCGGGAAGATGGGTTATCGTATAGGTAAAGCATTTGAGAATGAAGCTCGGTGGAAGTATGCTTTGGAGAACCTGAGTCTGAATAAGCAGGACTTGTTAGCTATACCTGACCGTAAAAAACAGAGTAAGATCAAGCAGTTCTATAAGTATGAGGATGTCCGTTTTGAATTGTGGCATCACAAAGCTAAGGTGGGTTTAGGACTGTGGTTGTTAGAGGAGATCAGACAGCAGACTGGTCTCTTCAAAGTGGGGATGCGTGATAGTACGAGCAGTAAGATGCCGGAACGCTTTGTCTTACCTACCTCTGAGTTTAAAGATTGGATACATCGCTTTGATAAGTGGAAGGAAGCAGGGCAAGTATTTAAGATGGCATTACCTGACCGTCCAGTTGATTGGCATGGATTGATAGGTGGTGGATACGATATTGAACAGCTACCTGCACAGAAATTCTTCACGGGTAAACCTGTTGAGTGGTTTGAAGGAAATAACTACGACCACGTCATGTCTGCTGTTAACCGATTACAACAGGTGGAGTGGCAGATCAACACGGACATGTTAGATATTACGTTGAAGTGTTGGGAGAATGAACGAGTAGTAGGTAACATCCCACAATTTGGAGAGATCCCTGAGCAACCATACTATACAGGTGGTGATGAGCAGGAGCTGAGTATCTGGAAGTTAAAGCAGAAAGATATTAAACAGACCAACGCTAGTAACAGCTCCAAAAGATTCCAAGCTTGTCGTATCCTACACCTCGCTAAGATGTACAGTAAGTGGGCAAAGATATACTTTCCGTATCGTTGTGATTACCGAGGTAGAGTGTACGCTATTCCGTACTATCTACACCCACAAGGTTCTGACTTAGCTAAGAGTTTGTTGGACTTTAAGAATGGTCAACAAGTGGTGGATGAAGAGGACTTAGAAGCTGTACTTGTCCACGGTGCTAACATGTGGGGAGTAAAAGGTACACGAGAGGAGAGACTGGAGTGGGTAGGTAAACGCAAGGACTTTATTCTTGAAGCAGCGAATGATCCACACGGTACAGATTGGTGGACAGATGCTAGTGATCCGTTCTGTTTCCTGCGGTTCTGTTTAGAGTTCAAGAAGTACACAGAGGAGGGGTACGGATATGTTAGTTACTTACCTGTGCGTCAGGACTGTAGTAACAATGGTATGCAGATACTTAGTTTGTTATTACGGGACAAGGACACGGGCAGGATGTGTAACCTGGTGGAAGAAGACAAAGCTAATGATATGTATCAATATGTAGCAGATCGTATACACGATGAGTTAGTTAAGGATGGTGGTGTTATTGCTAAGACTTGGATGCAGTACGGTATCAAAAGAAAGATAGCTAAGATGGCAGTGATGAACCGTCCGTACGGTGCTACCAGTTACAACTTAGTACAGGATTTATTTAAGAGTATAGGAATCAATCATCCGTGGAGTAGTACAGGTGAGATGTTAACTGCTGTCATCTGGATAAGTAATATCATTAACAAGATAGCAGATGAGGTATGTGAACCAGTAAAGAAAGTAATGAAGTATTTACGGGAGACTATCCGATGCTTACCTTACGAGAACGGTATTACTTGGACTACACCTACAGGATTCAAAGTTAAGCAGAGCTTTCGTAAGTACAAGAAGGTAGATTTAGAATCTGTATTTGATAACACTACTGTATATGTGCG